AAATTACTTAGTACATACTTCAAAGCATATGGTTTCTACAAATAATGAGTGCTACACACTCTTAGAACTTGTCAACGATGGACAGAAATAAGAGGAGGCAAAGTGCAAAGAAATAATGATATTGCTGGCTTCGAATCAGATTTTTATGGAAATAAGTTTAGTTGGTTTTTGGCGTATGTTGATGAAGTTTATGAAGCCGAAGAAAAAAGACAAGCAGACAATTTACAAAGAGTAGCCGTTAGAATTATCGGACTACATGATGAAACGTCTCCAATAGAAGAGTTACCTCTTGCAACTGTGTTGCTGCCAAATACACAGTCTTCTGTTCATGGCATTGGTTCAACTGTTGGGTTAGAGGTTGGTTCTTTTGTTTTTGGTTTTTGGTTGGATCGACACAGACAACACCCGTGCATTGTTGGAACAATACCGGGCATCACACCAGAGTCTGATAAGTCTTCTGGAGATGTTGCAAATGCTGTTAAGTTCAATCAAACAACAACTACGGGTGATGATGCAACAGTTGAAATAATCGAAGTTGCAACTCCTGTAGCTGGAGGACCGACGATATGATAGCACCATCATTCAACTTTGATATCGGGGTTAAGAACTATAAAAAGAATAGATTAATCGTAGATAAAATTCATTTAAAAAATGAAATATTGTATACGATGGAAAAGACCGCAAAAAATATCTTTAATATAAGTGCATTTTCATTCTTTGATGAGGACATTAACAATGTTAAATCATTTGATGAGGTTAGAAGGCAATTAGCAGTAAATTCGTTATCAAACTCATTTAATTTTTTTATTAATAGAGAAGGTAATATATTGACTGACGTTGAAATGAATTCTGTTTCTTATTTTTATCCAGATGCGTCTGAAGAAATTAATGTTGTTTTTTGCTTTTATTCAAAGACAAAAAATTTGACTAATAATAATGAACCTTTAAAATTTTACAACTATAATCAATTAAAAAATTTTAAAGAGTCTTTAAGTGTTTTTAAAGACACTTCTTATGAAGTCAAGTACAAAGAACTAAGTGTTGATAATAGATTGGATAAAATTACAAATCTAGGATTTGATGTTGAGAATTATGTAAAGGAGAGGTCTCTTGATTAAATTAACACCGGAACCAACACCACATGGGTCAGGTGATGATGGCCCAGAAGAAATTAATTATGATGGCGATCAAATTGCTTTGGATCCTATTCCTCCTAGAATTTCTCCGCTACCAAAGATTAAATATTTTTACAATAAAGTGACAAAATATATTAATGGTAGTAAAATCGAGTTTAATACTACAGAAGGTAATGAGTATATCAACATTCAGCATGGGAATGACAAAACAAGAATAACATTTTTTGAAGATGGAAATCTTGAAATTATACAGACTGATGGTGATAGACACGATGAAGTTAATGGGAAGTTTACGACAGAAGTTTCAGGCAACCATGAAATTAAAGCTATAAGACGATATTCAGAACAATATAGATATACAAACTTTAGTAAAGACTTTTCACTTATTGACTCAGAATCTTCTATTATTTTAAGAGCGCCTAAAGTGATTATTCAAGCTGACAGCGTTGAGCTTGATGCCGCTAACACCTTTATTCGTGGAGACCTACATATTGAAAATAAAACATTCTTTTATGGGCCTACAATTAGATTTTTAGAGCTTGCCGACAACCCAAAATACGGTCACGAATTTGATATTCAAAAAATACAGGATGAAGAAGATGAGTTTGTGACTCTAGAAAGAGGACAGCAAGCATGATTGTGACAGTTAATAGAAAAAGTTTTGTTTCAAAAAATATTTTTGATCAGTACGAAATAGAGATTGTTAAAAGAAATAATTTTTTAATCGTACCTAAACACTTAGAAATAGAATCTTATCCAAGCAAAAAAATAGAGAAAATTTCAGACTTTGAGAATAGCACAGCAACAAGGCTTTCTTCACATTATACGGATTTGGAACTAATTGAAAAATCATTGCAGTCGTTGTCGAGAGAAGACAATGAGTATAAAAAATTAAATGTGAACCGTCACACAGAAAGACCATCTCATTTCTATGATATAGAAGACATATATAATAATATGCAGAGGTTGTGTTTAGAGGTTTTAGATCCTGTTGTAGAAATCTGCGGCTTTAAGCCATTTATCGAAAGCTGTCTTAAATTTAGATATGAAATGAATAATGTAAATCAAGATTCCTTTTTTGCTGATGAAGTAAAGGGAAATGCAGTTGTTTTTAATTTTAAAAACGATACTGGCGATGTGAACTTCAATAAAGCTCTTAATTACATTGAAAATTTTTCTCTTTTTGATAAAATTTTAATAGATAAGACGTTGAAAAAGTATGAAAGAAATACGTTGATGGTTTCTGTTAATGAAAAAAGAAGAGGAAGCGTTGAAATCGTAAGGAGGAATTAATGGAAAGTCCTGTTGTTAAAGAAATATATTTTTCTGACCTCGACACACAGTTTACACAAAATCCTGTAACTGATGACGTTGTTTCGATAAAAAATTTTGAATCTATTAAAAGGTCTGTGAGAAATATTATCAGTACGAATAAAGGTGAGAGACCACTTAATCCAGATTTCGGTTCAAATGTTAGGGCGCTTCTTTTTGAACCTGACAGCGACTTATTGAGAATTGCTCTTGAAGACGAAATTGAAACTCAACTCATGAATTTTGAGCCAAGGATAGAGATTCTTACTGTTACTGTAGCTAACACTTCGGAGCTTATTGATAGTTATGAACTCAACGTAGTTATTGAATTTACTCCCATAAATAGTCAACAGACCGTCACTTTAAATGTAGTATTAGAAAGAGCGAGATAATGGCCGATCAATACCTATCAACATCTGAGCTAGACTTTGATACGTTAAAAGATGATTTTAAAAGTTTTTTGTTAAATCAAGATAAGTTTAAAGATTTTAATTTTGATGGGTCTAATCTTTCTATTATTTTAGATCTTTTGACGTATAATACATACATAAACGCATATTACCTAAACCAGATTGGTACAGAATCTTTCCTAGATACAGCTAAACTTAAAGAGTCTGTTGTTTCACATGCTAAGGAACTTAACTTCACACCTAGATCTAGAAACTCCTCAAGGGCAGTTATTAACATTGCATCGACTGGTCCTATCACAGGCGGTACAAAGACTATTAATAAGTTTACGACATTTAATTCTACTTTGGGATCAAACACGTTAACATTTTCTACCGATAGAGATATCACAGCAATAAATGATGGCACGGGAACTTACATTGCTAATAACGTAAACATTTTTGAAGGTACTGTTGTAACAGAGTTTTTCGACGTAACATCCTCTAATACAAAAATTGTAATTGCTTCTGCAAATGTTGATATTGATAGTTTAGATATTGTTGTTCAGAACAGTGTTTCTGATTTGTCAAACACTCAATTTAGAAAAGCTGATAATCTTTTTGACTTAACGCCAACATCTTCTGTGTTTTTTGTACAAGGGTTTGGTGAAAATAAGTACGAGGTTGAGTTTGGCAATGACATCACGGGTAAAAGACTTACTCCCGGTAATATAATTAGGATGAGATATCGAGACACGTTAGGTGAAGATGGTAATAACGCTAAAGTTTTTACGTCTAATGACCCTACAGTGTCTCCGACAACAGTTTCAAAGTCTTCTTTGGGAGCAGAAAGAGAATCAATAGACTCAATCCGATTTAATGCTCCAAGAGTTTTCTCAACACAGGATAGAGCTATTACTGAGGAAGACTACAAGTCCCTTATCAAAAACGAGTTTCCAACTATTGAAACAGTGAACGTAATTGGTGGAGAAAAGCTTGATCCTCCGAGATATGGAAAAGTTGTTATTATTCCAAAGCCCTTCAATGCTAATTTTGCCAGCCAATCTTTGAAGGACTCTATGGTTGATTTCTTAAGCACAAAGGCATCTATCAGCACAGAAATCATTACCTCGAATCCTCGATTTGTTATTCTCGATGTCCAGTCTATTGTGAGATACAACTCAACACAAACATCTAAGAGTGAAGAAGATATTAGAACTGAAGTCACTCAAAGTATATTGAATTTTGGTACTAATAATCTTTCTGAGTTTGATAAAGATTTTAGATATAGTAAATTGTTGTCAACAATTGATAGTACAGACGAAAGTATTTTGTCGAATGATACTAAAATCAAAATTATTAAAGAAATTTCTCCTTTCGTTAATACTTCTTTCGACTACAGATTAGATTATTCTAATGCTCTTGTGCCGGGTTCTTTGACATCAACCCTGTTCTATAAAAACATAAATGGAGTTATTTTTGAATCTTATCTTAAAGATTTTAATGGCGAAATTAGATTATTGTCGGATACAAGAGGTGTGGGAGAAGTTTTGGACTTCAATGCTGGGACAATTGATTACGATAGTGGAATTTTAACATTAACTAAATTCTCCACATCAGGGTATTTTTCAAGATCCAGAATTGCATATGGTGATAGAATTCAGATTTCCACGAGAACTGTTGAGCCAGATGTTTTAGTTGAAAAGGATCAGATTATCCAGATTCAGTCTCTTAACGTTTCTGTTAGAGTGTTAGGTCAGACTACAGATGACTAATAGATTTAATCATAGTGAGAAATCCACAAAACATTTTGTAAAATCACAATTTCCAGATTTTTTCTTGACTGAAGGTGAAGGTATTGTCGATTTTGTAGATCAGTATTATAGACATTTCTCAGCTAACACTGGATACAAAGTCAGAGACATTCAGTTTCAGGGTGATATTGACACCACTTCCGATCTAAATCTTATACGATTTAATAACAAGTATACTTTCGGTTCTGGTCGTTTTATTAAAGAACTTCCTGCTGTTATCACAGGTGATCTTAGGTTCATCATCAAGCATATTAAAGATCTTTATAGATCTAAAGGTTCTAAAAGAGGCATTAAGCTATTCTTTAGACTTGCCTTTAACGACAGTCCAGAAATTTTTGTTCCCGGAACCTTTCTTTTTAAAGCTTCTGATTCGGTTTTCAGAAGACCTAACATTATTGAAATTAGACAGGGTGATGGTAACAATTTCCAAGATCTTATAAATTTTCAAGGAACAGAAATTGTCGGCTCTGTGACTGGTGCCTCGGCAACTGTAGCTGATGTTTTTGTTAAGAAAGTGGGCAAAAAAGAATTTATATATTTTGCTCTCGAAAGTTTGAATGGTGTTTTTAGAACTGGTGATAAAATAACAGCTAGAGGTGCAGACAGACTCACCGTTGCAAATGCACCCAAAGTTATTGGCCCTGTCGATCAAATTATTGTCAAAAATGGTTCTGAAAATATTCCTCTAGGAACAGAGTTCACTGCACTTCCCAGAGAAGATGGCGTTGAGTTAAAAGCTTCTACAGTTTCTGTTAGAACAAAAAGAGGAACTTTTTTAATTAATGACATAGCTGGTTATGGTTACAGTGACAAATCTACTGTGATAGTGACTAGAACACCTCAAGAATCGACTAATATCACAAGAGGTTCGTTTTCTGTTGTTGTTGATGATCTTTATTCGACACATAGTTCAGGAGCAGATCTTTTTAAAACGTTTGAGCGACAACAAATTGGAACTGCAACAGTGAACGGCATTCACTTTGCTAATTCGGCTGGTCCTAATGGTTCTGTAACTGCTCTTAGTGATATTTTCAAAACAAGAACATCTAGTTATGGAAATATTCTTAGGCTTGATATCAACGAAGAACCGAATGATTATGCATTTAAGCCATTTGTTGCTGTAAAAGAGATTTCATTTACAGCTAACCTTTCTGGAAGCTTTACAATAGCAAATACTAAAGTAACAGCATCTGAACCTGTTTTCGGTAATACACTAATTCATGTAGCAAACACTCTTTCGGGAAATGTTGAAGTTGCATTTGGCAATAACAAAGTGACAGGAAATGGTACTAGTTTTACGTCTGATTTTTCCGATTATGATGTTATCAAAATAATGGATTTTGATGGTTTGCCAAATTTCTTTAACGTTAGAAGTGTGGACAGTGATACGGTTATGACACTTACTAGTGCTAGTGAAGTGACAATGAGCGGCAGAGAATACGGAAGGGGTTTCGTAAATTACATTAAAATAATGGACGTAAATGGTGATGAGATTGTAAGGGCTGTCAACAACTATGTAGATGATTCTACAATCTATCTTGATGATATAATTCTTTCTACCGAATTAGCTGTAGCATCATCATACCCTGCCCAACTTGGGTATAATACATCGAACGTAAATTTTAGTAGCATTAATGATCCGATTAAAAGATTAGTTCAAGATGGTATAACATTCACCGATGAAGACACTGGTACTGATGCAGAATTTGATTATAATATTTTAACAGCACAAAATTCTGTTAAAGAAGTTACTATTTTGAATTCTGGATTTGGGTATATTCCCGGAGATGATATAATAATGAGATCCGAAGACATCACACCAATTATTAATATAAGTGGTGGTGGTGGGACAGGGGCCATTGCAATTCCATCTTTGTCTGGTGGACAAATTACATCAGTTATTATTACTAATGGTGGATCTGGATACACATCTAATCCTTCTGTTACTGTAGAAGGTGGAACAGGATCTGGTGCAGTTTTAACCTCAACGGTGGTTGGGGGAAGTGTTGTTTCTATTAACATCAACAATGCTGGTACTAATTATTTTCCGACAAAAGATATTGTCGTAAGACCTGTAAAAGGTGGTCAATCTATTCTTGAGGGAAGACACCTAAGTCTTAATTCTGAGTTAAATACTCATTTGAAAATTCAAGATAATGATTATTGGCAAGAGTATTCTTATGAAATTAAATCAAATATTGATAGTGAAAAGTATGAAAAAATCGTTGACGAATTAATACATATGTCTGGAAGAAAATTCTTCACAAAAAATCTTATTAAAGATGATACAGTTTCTTCGGTTAAAATATTAGAGGAGAGTGTCACAGCAGTTGGCACGTAAACAATATGGGACTTACTACAAGATCGCTTTCTCACAGTTTAGGAATGATTACTGAGTTGTCAACATACACTCAGAATGTTTATATTTTTGTCTCCAAGACACATGATAATTTAGATGAAAATGTTGTAGAACAAGCAAACAGTGAAAACTATTACACCTCTGTCCACGCTCCTATTAAAGAGATGGTTTTTGGTAAAAAAATCTTACCGACAGATGTTTCGCCTGTTGCTAAAAGATATAATTGGTCGTCTGGTACTGTCTACCAAGAATTCTTTAACAATTCAAACACACTTTTTACTGTTAATGATGGGGATACAGAAAAATCATTTTTCGTATTTACATCTTCTGGAAACGTTTACAAATGTCTTGATAACAATCAATCTTCACAATCAACAGTAGAACCCTCTCATACGGACATTGCACCAAGAGAAGAATCAGACGGCTATACGTGGAAATATATGTATTCCGTTCCGTCAGGATCAAAATTTATCACTGATGAATATATTCCGGTTGTTGCTAACTTAGAAGTTCAGGCTACAACGACGACAGGTATTGAAAAAATATTTTTGAAGACTGGTGGTAATAACTATATTGAATCAACTAATGGTACAGTTCAGTCTGTTGTTTCTGGATCAGTATTCATTATCGAGAATAAATCATTAGCGTTCTCAAACGGTCTTGTTTTCTTACCAGAAGATAATTTTTTCAACAATACTTCTATTCTTATTTTTGAGCCGGGTGCTAAAGCTAATGGTTCATTATTTACAGTAACGGATTACACTTCTACATCAAGACAAATAACTATTGATGGATCAGCCACTTTTTCTTCGGCATCGAGGTATGAAATTTCACCTAGAGTTAGAATTATCGGTGATGGTGCTAATGCTACAGCTATTGCAACTGTTGATCAAACAAATAAGACTATTTCGAGAATCGATATCAAATCAACTGGCGATAGTTATTCTTTTGCAAACGTTATTATTGACGCTAACACTGGAGGAGGAGCGCTTGCTGAAGCTGTAGTTTCTCCATACAAAGGTCATGGTCATGATCCCCATGAAGAGCTTGGTGCAGACACAATCATGTATGCACTGACGGTAGAGGGGAATGAGTCAAATACGATTACAGCTAATTTGCAAAACGGCTTTAGGACAGTAGGAATTCTGTCTAACCCTTCACCAGCAAACGTAGCATTTACTGGTACTGTTTCTACATCATCTGGTCAGAATTTGGTTACTGGATCTGGAACCGAGTTTCAGACAATCTTAACAAATCCTGCAATTTCTGATGTCGCAGGAATTTCCGTAGCAACTGTTAATACGGCAATTTTATCAAACACTCTTATTGCAAACACAGACAAAGCTGACACAATCGTATCTCTTTTTAATGAATTTAATAAAAATTTGGTAAACCAACAAGTTGCTTTTGATACGATATTAGTTGAAGGTGCAGATTTTGATGAGTCTTATGATGTTCTAAATGTTTCATCAAATACTATTTTGTATACGAGAACACCTTTTGCCGGAACTCATACTGGCGCTCAGTTCAGAAAATTATATAAAGAAAATACCTTTAATAACATTATTCGTCTTACAGTAGACCAGCAAGATCTTTTCAGTAACGGAGAGGTTATTACGTCTTTAGATAACGAATATTTTGGCACTCTTGTTAATCAATCATCTAACACTTTGTCGATTGTCGGAACCAAATTTCCATCAAATATTACTGTCAAAGGGAATGTTTCGGAAGCAACAGCTAACGTGTTGGTTTCAGATGTCTCTAATTCTTACGTAGATGGATTATATGGTCACGTATTATACCTAAATAACATATTGAAGGTATCAAAGACAGATACAAGCAATGTAGAA